GGAAAAACTGTCACTGTAATCTACGGGGAGATATTTCTCTATTTTCTTAGCCATATTGGTTATTCAATTAGGGTTATTCTACAATATGTTCAGTTTAGGTTTCGTCCGATAATAGATAAAACCATAGAAAAGGGGGCTTGAAAAATAAAAAATCAGGCAGTTTTTTTTAAGATAACCACCTGATTTTCAAAAGAGCGGTAAACGAGGCTCGAACTCGCGACCCCCAGCTTGGGAAGCTAACATTTAAAATCATGTAAATATCTGTATTATATTGGTTTATAATTATGCAACATAGGAAAAAGAGCAACAATAGAGCAACTTTATCCGAATTAGATACTTACTCCTTTTTTATCGAGGATAAATATACGGAAATATTATATAAAATAAAAACAAAGTTGGCTATAATCAAAAAAAGGCAGCTTATTCGGCTGCCTTCTCTATCTTTGCCCTAAATGTTCTCAACTGGTCAATAGTCGGATAAAACGTAGGATTCTCCCAGTTCCTCGAAATCACCGCTATCATCGAATCAAGGTACTTTCCGCAGTCAAGAATCTTTGCACATTTATCTAGCTGGAATTCCCCGACCGGGTATCTCTTATTGTTGAGCGTTTCTTTAGCCCAAGTTAGCAACTCGTTTATTGAGTCGTAGTCGTATTTCTTTTCTTCTGCCATACTAATGTTAGTTTTCGGCAAAGGTATAAAAAATCCCGGCATATCTAATACACCGGGAGGATTCCATTTTAAAGAGGAATAAGCTATAATCGTCTTCTAAAATCTCTATTTACCATCTTTTTAAAAGGACGTTTTTCAACTCCAGACAAGTTCTTTGCATCATTTATTTCATTTACATTAGAATTTTTCTGTGCTCCTTTAATCTCTAGAGCAAGGTCTTTCACTGTCGAAAGCTTGTCCGTTTCTTTCTGTATATCCTTACATATTGCCTTTAATGGTTCAAAAGTCTTCTCTATTGCATTATATATATCAACAGACTTGCTTCGTATAAAAAATGCAAATACTACAAAATTTACATATGGCAGGAATAAAGTAATATAAACTGCAATATCATAATAAGGTACTAACAGGTACCTTGTTAAGATTTCACCCCAAATCCAAGTAGTAATTATTCCCAATAACAATATGATAGAAAATACATATATTGAACACTTTAATGAAGAATAATCAACCCATAATTTACATCTTTTCTTTTCACCAAAAATCCATGAAGAGACTGTGTATAAGAACGATAATAAAACAACTACAATCCAAAAGACCCTTATAGAGTCTGAATCAAATCCTGCAATAAATAATGAAACCAAAGAAAATAAGAATGTAAATAAACTCAAAGCTGAATAACTTTTTGAATTACATTTTTCTAAAACGTAGCTATTTAAAGAATTCTTCTTATCATTAATATCTTGTAAAGCTTTTTCTTTCTTCCTTTTCAATCCCTCTATCTTAAAACCTGCATCGCAACCATCAATACTAAAACTGCTTAACCCATCAATTGTATCTTCGTCAATAGCTTTTTTACATTCTAAAACAATTTTCTCAATACGTCCAAAATAATCAAATACTTTTTGGGCTATTAAACAAGTGTATTGCTTTGTATATTCAACAGCCACAAATGCGATAGTAAGTGTCGCGCCCATTTCTATAAAAGAAGTGAAATTATCTAATTCCATTTTATTACAAATTAAATATTTTCACTAGGTCAATAACTAGATTAGCAGGATCGTTAAATACTGTATCAAAAAAAGATACTAATTTCTCTGAATAATCAGAATCTGCCATATTACATATTGCAGTACGTTTTTCTATATCCGTTTCAATACGATAAGAACAACGATCTCCAATAGCTAAATGAGCTGACTTATCTTTATAAGCAATTTGTGTGGTTGTTGACTTTATTAAAATGTGATATTCCCCTAATGATTGATAATAAGCCAAACGTTTATATAAATTGTGATTTACAGCCTGTTCTTGTCGAAATTTATTTAATAATATATACAAATATCCTTTTTTCTCAATAAAATTACTTACAGATTCAATGTATTCTTTACTTCCTGTTACTTCGTTACATAAATTCCCTGCAAATATTCTAAACTCCGTACTAGAATGATCGAACATTTCTTGAAAAACAGACAACATTTTATCATTATCCGAATTAAGGAAAACTTTATTAATTTGCTGTTCTGCTAAATTATGAACAAAACATTTATAAGTATTCATAGAATTATATTATCTTTTTCGCAAATTAAACACATTAAGTCTGATTTTGCTCAAAAATAACGTTTTTTTTATCTTTTATTTGCTTAATATTGCAAAGTGAACATTACAATATCAATTGTATGCATAAAAATATAACCCTTGCAATAATCGCAAGAGGAATCAGCCAGTACAACCACCTTTCTAGGCGTTCCATAGCATCACCAGCAGAAGCCGGCAGAAATCCGAGTGATACCGGTCGTCGGCCTGCTCAAGCAATATATCAAGCTTATCGTTTCTCATTTTCGAGCACTGACTTTATTCGTTCTTCAGTAAAACCAAAACGGGCGGCAAACTTCTTGAAAGCCCGCATCCTGTTATCCGGAATAAGAGCATACATGCTATTAATAGGAGTATCACTCTTTAGCGCTTTTCGGACTTGCTTATTTTTCATAAGGTTGGTGAATTAAGTGTTTAACTTCATTTTTGCAACATTTGCACTCGCACAATAGTGATTTAGCATATTCCCACGTCTTTTCAATTATATCATCTCCGATGTACTGAATTTCCTCACCGTACGGGTCTATCCCAAACGCCTGACAGATATGAGTAGCCATGTGCCCGCACTCATGCCTCCATGACTTGGCAAATTCCTTCGAAGACGAAGTAAGGGCAATAACCATAACCGTTTCCCGTGTCCCGAAGTTGGAGTAAGTAACTCCGGTATTCAGGTTGCCGGAGTTTATGTTATCGTATGCAGTACGGAGCATATCACCATCACAGCCGATGGAATGCATACTATCCAATATCTCTTCTGTATAATATGTATCTACTGCATAATATACCATGCAGCTCCAGCCATACTTGGGTAATGTAAACCGTTGCCTTATCATTTATCAAAGCATTTCGTCCCACTCCACCGGTTCTCCGGCTCTGTTCATCTTGGCATACCACATACACATTGCCATGCCGTCAGGAGCATCCGGATCGTCAATCATATCCTTTATGTATAATGCCATGTGCGCTTCATCCGGCACGGAGGATTTGAATAAATCCGCCTTGCATTGGTTGGCCCAGTACACATAATCATACAACACATTGTTCTCAAGCTTTATTCCGTAACGGGTGAGCAATTCGTCAACCTTCTCTTTGGAGATTGGTTCAATACGTTCTTTCTTTCCGGTTGAAGGATTCATCTTCTTCATCAAAGACACGGCAAATTCACACATTTTCTTGTTGAAATGCCATCCAAAGTGTGAAAGATACGCTTCCATCTCTTCCGGTCTTCTGTCTCTTATATCCAGCGGTTCTCTTCTCATGATTATTAAAAAAGTTATAGGGAGTAGAAATAATCCACCCCCTAATTAAACATTAACGATAACGGGAATAGCGTCCTGTACCACGTACGCCACGTCTTTCTCCATAGCCGCCACGGTCACCATAACCTCCACGGTCGGAACCACCGCCATAACCACCACGTTCGCCCATCTCGTCATAACGCTCGTCGTCATCGTCATAATAACGTTCACGTCTTCCCATGCTTTCACCTCCGGAAAGTTCCTCGATGCACTGCATCAGTTTACCACCGTATTTGAGCATCTTTTCAGCATAGTCGGACATTTTCTCGACTTTGCTTTCTGTGATTTCAATTATCTGCATAATTTATTTACTTTTAGGATTGTTACTACCACTTCCCAAAGCCTTGGCAAGCATATCTTTTATATCGGTAAGGGTGTTTTCAACTCCGGAAACTTTCTGTTCAAGGACACCGATTTTCTCTTCCTGTTCTTTTTCTTTCGCCAGTTGTGGATTCAATTCCCTTAGCATAACATCACAGGAGGAAATGACCTTCTCATGGTAAGGGACACTTTCTATTACTCCTCGGCTTATTCTCAACATAGATTCCACCTCGGCATTCATTGCCTCCCGGCTTTCCGACACTACAACTCCATTCGCACCAAAATTGGCTATGGAAAGATTTGCCGGAAGTTGTTTGAAATCAATAGTTTCCTCACCAACCTTGACCGATACGTCAACAACTGTTTCCATATTTTGGCCGTAAGTCTGCCCCGGAACATACTGCCCGTATTTAGGTTGAGGGTTGCTTACTGAAACAACTTGTCCCACTTTCAATTCAGGGTTTTCACCTTTTTGAAGGATATAAAATATATTGGATTGTCTTAGACTTTGAAACATAATTTATTAACTCTTTAAGAAGTGGGATTACTCCCACTCCAGATTTCACTTTGCCTTTACAGCATTTACGCTTGCCGCTGCCGGTTCGCCATTGCTGGCAGCAGCCGGTGTTGAAGCCGTAAATTCCAGAAAACGTATAACGCCTGTGCGCTTATTAAGATAAGCAAGACGTTCCGTAGTGCCTGTAACATCAGTCCCGGTAACAGGATTGTTATTACTGTCCACAACAGGGACCTTTGATGTTCCTGTAGTAACCCCGGCAGTAGCCAGAGTTGTCTGTCCCAGATTAGGAGTTATGACATATACGGGCAAGGCTTCTCCACCCGCCGGAACATCCGCATGAACCTTCAACAGGATTATGCTTTCGCACGGAAGTTCATTGTAGCAGTGAGGATTAATACCATAATCTACGCTTGCATCTGTCAACTGAACAGCGTTCGTTGAAAGTTCGTAGATACCGTTTACATCAACTCTCCTAATTCCCCTTGCGGATCGGTTCATCAGAAAAGGGCTTGGAAGCCAGTAAGGATACATTAAGTTAGGATATAACATAATTACCTCCTTTCTTAGCAACCGCAAGCTCCTAATGTAGATACACCGAAGTTTACAGGAACGGAATAGTTTACCGGAACATAGTTACCGCTGGCCGGACAATAAGGCATCGGGAACGTAGGCGGTTGCGCACATTCAATCTTTGCCAGACGGCTACTCAAATCACTTAACGCAGCGCCAAGAGGAGCAGTAGCTTGTGACACAATCTGCGAAGTCATTGCAGAACTCTTGAACGTGCTGTTTTCTTCACGCAAATGGTCAATCTTGTTCTGCATTTCACGCATTTCAGCCGCACGTTGACCGGCAAGAATTTGCTGTGTGCTGTCCTTGATGGAGTTTTGCAGATCACAGGTCTGTCTTTGAGTTTCGTATGCAACGGAAGCGAAGCCTCTTTCCTGACCGGTTGCAACACCGTTAATGGCATTCTGCAATGTATTGGTCTGTTGGCAGATTGCCAAGCGGTTTTCGCAGCAGCATGATGCAATCTGTTGAGCGATCTGACAGTTACCCTGCTGGATAGCATTAATAATCTGCATTGAACTTTGTCCAACCTGGTTACCAACTTGTTGAACTTGAGACATTACGCCATTGATGGCATTCTGAACCTGACCGATTGAACAATTCAAATTAGTAGCCAAATTGTTAATTGCTTGTCCGTTTCCTTGAATTGCGCTCATAAGTAGCTCCCTTCCTGCATCATTGTTAATTAAGTTAGGGATACCGGCTCCAGCAAATCCGCCACCGTTACCACCATCTCCGTTGTTTCCCCATCCGTTGCGTCCGAAAAGTGGGAACAGGAAGAAGAGGAAGATTATCCACATGAACCATGAACCATCACCGCCAAATCCATTGTTGTTTTTTCCTTGCATAGCAACCAATAAGTTTGGATCAATACCTTTCTGTTGCAATAGTGGGGCAAGCATAGCCATCATTCCACTACCGCCACCGTTCCCGCCTGATTCCGGGAAAACGTAAGTTTTTGTTTCACTCATATTAATATACAATTTAATACGGTCGACATTAACCGCATCACAAAAGTATATATTAGAAATACAGTAAATCAGCACTCATTTGCAAGCGATTTGCGAATATTTTGCAGATATATTGCAATCATTTTGTTTGTATTTTTACGGCTTTCAAAAGTGGATATAAGATAGCGTATACTGGCAGATGTCTTATGAAGTAGAGCGGCTATCTGTTCAGGATATAGACCGTATTCAGTAAGGAAGAATACTACGATAGAGCGGGCATCGACAACCTCGGTCACTTTGCTTGATGAAAGGATTAGTTCAGTAGAAACTTCTGTTTCTTTTCCTACAAGATTCAATATTTCGGCAAAAATCTCGGACTTACACATGGTAATTAATTTTTTTGTTGTACTTTTGCCCTTGCCAATCGAATTATACAGAACAAAGAACAAAAGCATGCTGAATAATGTTAAGGATATTATAACCCCTGGCACATCTTCGGCATGCTTTTGTATGTTTAAAAGTTCGATTGGCGTCAACTTTAATGTGTCGGGGGTTCTTTTTACTCTACCCCCAAAAGAGCTGCATTTGTTAACGATTACCGGCCTTCTACTTTACCGGCGTACGGATTGAATTCTAGTTAGCGCATCATGTTACCTCCTTTCACTAAACGAATTATTAAAACTATAAGTGATATGATTGCCATTCCGAAAGCCCAGCCGCCAAGCTCTATTTTCATTTGTTGCCACCGGGTTAATTGTTTCTCCACCGGATAAGGGATCTGCACGGAATCGGTCAGCATAACCGTATCTGTTTTGTTAATTGTCAGATACCGGTATTTATACCGATACTTCTCCTTGTAGACAGTATCTCCCTTTACGAATAGGAATATACTATCATGCTCATAGATGCTGTCAAAACGGATGCTGTCACGTGTCTTGTACTCCGTTTTCACGGTCTCTACCGGAACATACTTAATGCTCCGGCAGGATGTGAGACATATTGCCAGCATCAATAGAATGATGTAGAGCAAGTTTTTCATAAAACGCTATCACTTGAAGACCACTCCGAACTTGCCAGCAAAGTATTCAATTCTTCGCCTTCATATACCGGATAAGGATAAGACACAATCGGTGTCTCTCCGTCCTCTGAAAGAGTCATAATCATTTTACTTGCAAATATTTCAGCATAATGTTCGGCTTTCATCAAAGCCTTTTTACCATTCAAGCTTATACGAGGCACTAAATTTCTTTTATCCAGCTCCTCTTGTGGAACTTCCTCCAAATCGGAATATGGAAAAACGATGTACTGTAACGTTGACATAAGTTATTTTATAAATGTTATTTTGTTAATAATCTCGTTCAAATTCGCTGTGGGGAATGTAATGTATTTCATAAGATTTGTTTTAATTTTTACAGTAATAAAGCCGTGTAATAGATATGCCAAGCGAGTTTTTATTGTGCAACATATGGGTATCTCGCTGCGATAGCTGTATTGACTTCCAATGGATTTCTTACTGATGCCATTGCGCAATAGTTAGCTATTTTCATAAATTCTTCACTTGGTTGGGTATAATCAAAACCACTCCAAACCTTGATTTTTGATTCTTCAGGTGTGTAGTTGATATTGATAACTGATTTACCATACAAAGAATTAAAGAAATACTCAAACAAGCAAGCACCGGTAACATAACTTCCAACGCCAATATCAAGGTGATAATGGTCGGTTTCAGCAAGGTCGGGGATTGACCAATCAGCACTACCAGCACCATATCCCATTAATTTAGTCATTCGTGCATTCTGCACTGCTATACAGGTCGGTATCCATTCAATACCGAAATCATTCTGCATTGCTTGACAATGAGCAACGATGTTCATTGTCGCTTGTACTTGTGCTGACTTATCTGTCGAATTAACGGCTTCTTTCCAAAATATTGAATTATAAACGATCTTTGAATTAGGGGCATTTACTTTGATGTAATCAATTATAGTTTCAACATTATCAGCTTTTGTCGAATTCCAAGATTGACTTTCATCCGCCGAAGGTTGTATAATGATTACGTCCCAATTGGTAAATGCCAGTGCTTTGTCAAGCAATATTTTGGGATCTGATATTGTAGCGTTAATGTCTTTCCAAGCTCCATCGGCATAAATTTTCGCTTCCATACCTTTGGCAATGTCTACTCCTTTAACTACATCAGCGTAATTTTGCAAAGAGCCACCACCAATATATGTATTTCCACATATAATATCAATATTTGCAGACGAAGACATGAAAGGCAAATGACAAATAGTGTTAACACCAAATGATGAACCTATAAGAAGTACCTTAAATGGTTCTGCAACGATTTCTTTTGGTAATGCGGAAGACTTTATCTTATATTCTTTATCTGCAAACGGGACATAATCAGAAGGTACAAAACTCGAATCGTAAGTTTCTCCGATCTCTTCAATCATCAATTTCAAATAATCGTCAGTTGTTGGTGTTTCCCCAAAAACAAGTTGGGCCTGAATGTAATTGCAGTCTGAAGGAATACGGAATGGTTTGTCATCAACTACCACACCAAGAGCATTATCATTTATGGCGTTTAGAGCAGATTTCCCATTTGCATCTGTTTCATCAATCAAACAACGGACATATTTATTACCAATGATTACATTCCTTTTGATGTAATAATAAAAATTTGGTTTTACTTTGATTGGTGCAGTTGCTATATATTTACCAGATGCGTCTTCATTGAATCCATAGTCAGAGCTCTTAATATACCCTTGTATTACACTTCCGTCAAAAAGGTTTTTTGACTGGATGGTTGTTATATCAAAATTATTTTTTATACCACTAACTTCTGCATTCACTTCCTCAAAGTTCCCATCAATCGCAGTAGCTAAAGTGCCCCACGATTGTTCACTGTCTTTTGCTATATCAAATATCTTTTCCATAATATCATTCGTTTTTAATTAATGTTTCATTTGAAATTAAAGTCTCGTTATTCAGCATTGTCAAGTAGCTGGAGATAACAAGGTTTATCTTCTGTGGAGATTTACTATCTATTGTGAAAGGAAAACCATATTTCATAGTAGAAGGATTATACGCAGAACTAGGAATATCAATAGTATTACCGTTGATAACAAATTTAGTTATCCTATCAGCAGCGTTATTCATGGTTATCACCACCCATATTTCACTGTTTTCAGGTATATAATCTCCTGCATTTAACAATGTAGAAGTACCTCTTATTGCAAATGTTGGCTTATTCACTAATTCAACACTACTTTTAATAACAGGTCTGAACTCCACCATATCCGGATACAGCGTACCCAGCTTGTGCTTCTTCAACTGACGCTCGATCAAGAACTCGGACATACTATAGGGGAAAGCCATGAGAGAGTAGATTGCCCCGTTAAAGAATCTTTTGTCATTGTCTCTAAATGTTCCTAGCCAAAGAGTATCACTATCAACTCCTTCGCCTACTGTTAAATCAACATCTCCATATTTATATTTACTTTGATATAACAAAGCTCTTGTAAAATCATCTCTATTAAACGAAGTAACTCCTCCAAAAGAATAAGTCTGTTTACCCGGTTCAACTTCTGTATTAGCTGTCATTAAAATAAAAGCTCCTTGATTAGCTACATGAGATTTAGATACAACACCAGCTGCCCATTTTTCAGATGAAGCATAACTTATTCTCTCATAGTCTATAATGAAAGTATAATCCTTGTAAATCGGCATCCCTGTCACCTTACCAAAGTCATTGATACCATCAAGTAATACTCCTCCTTCATAACTAGGTAATAGAGTTATCTTAACAGAACCTTTGTTACTTTTAGGATTAACCCATTCACCAAGACTCATTATTTCTGCATCTTCCGGTATATCTGTAAACTTATCAATAGTTGCTAATGTTATTGTATTTACACCTGATTTTAAAGTTTCGTATAATGCCTTAGTTGTAACATTCTCGTCTATCTTATATTTACATTCATGAACTAATAGCATATCATCTTGGTTTAGAACTATATTAATAGAATCATGAACTTTATCAAAATCAGAAGTTCTATTAATCATATTTACCCAATAAGCATTAGAAGTAGAATCTACTACTCTAGTAAACTCATCTATTTCTGTTACTGTCGAAGTTTGATAAGAAGTATTAGTCCAATCTTTAAATGTTTCATATTGTTTAGCCGCGATACCACTACCGCCTTTCCAAGCCAGATTATTCAACTGAATATCCCTACCATTACCGGAAAAGTCAATCAGCTTATCGCCAAACTCTGCGTGGTTCTCGTTGGTGATTCCCTGCTTGATGGTATTACACAGTATATCAGGTTTAAGAGTTCTATCCAAGTTGAAGTAAGCGATTACTTGCTTGATTTGGTCGGTAGTCAGTACCTTGTTGGCGATGATTGTCCAGTACCAAGCGACGGAAGAAGTATGTGAAATTTCACCAGTACTGCCGCCTATATATCCGACTACTGAAAATTGAGAAGGAGTTATATCGTTCTTATCTCCAACTGCCGAATAATCATTCTTATCTCCTAAAATGTTATTTATAATATTATTTATAGAGTTATTAGTTGAAGTATAACCATAAATACCAGTTTTACCAGAATTAATAACATTATTACTAAACCAAAATAAACCTTTATTGCAAAAGAAATTATTTCTATTGATATTACTACTATTAGTCCTTATTTGATGAATCATACTAACGACTGTGACCTCATTAGTAATGCCCATCTCTGACGCAGTCTTGGTGGAAGTAATCAGGTCGTCGATTCCGTCGGTGACGAAGGCATCTTCGAAAGAGGGGATTTGAGTGATAGTAAAATCTTTCAAATTAGAATAAACAGTATATATACCAGAAACAGCAGAAGAAGTATATGCAGGTATTTCATTGACACCATTGGTTAATGTAATATCCCCTATTCCTTCTACATTGGTATTCCATTTAATAACCCTATTCGATGGTATTCCATCAATCTTTAATTTCATAGAAGCCACAGGTGTATTTGCAGGAATATATAAGAACCACCCTGAACCAGTCAGTTCTTTTTCTATTTTTATACTACTCTCTGTTTTAGTAACGCCTGAAACTACTGTATAATCATTAAAGCTGTTGGGATATCCATTATACCCACTCATCCCTTTATAAGCTGCGTTGCTAATCACAAACGGATTGTCGGGGTCCACCAAGTTCTTGACAACAGCCCTGTCCGGATCGTCGTTGCTCTTACCGTAGCAGATGCAGACGGCTTTCAAGGATGCTAAGACTTCTGGGGCGATGTAAGGACGGTCGGAACCGGAAGAAGCTCCCGGAACTCCCAACTTAATCGCATTGATGCGGATAGGATCAAGCCCTATCCGGTCAAGCCTAATCGGATTTAATCCTATCGCTCCCATTATTCTTCGGATTCAAAGTATTGAGCCTTGACAGGCTGCGTTTCACATTCAACCTTGATGTATTGTCCGGGTATAAGACCGACAACTGGGCGGGCGAAATTCAGAGTGGTGAAATTCCTAGTCTCTACAACGGAGTATTTTTCTCCGTCATAGCTTATATAAACAGCCAGTTTCCCGGATTCTTCAAACTCTAGCTGAAGCCCAATGGTTTCTGAATTTACTTGTATGGGATCGCTTAGGTAACGCTTTTCTGCGATATGGCTAAATGTGATATCTGTTGATTTCATGATTGTTCCTCCTATTTTTTTGCTGTTATTACTGTATTTCGTAAGAAATTCGGGTACTCTTCCCGCACATCAAAACAAGGACACGCCTTGATATATTCAGCCGGTTCTACCTCACCTGAATCGTCTAGGTCGGGTGAAGTATCACGATGTCCGAGAAGCTCGATGATAGGATACTCCTTGCAAAGCTTCTCAATCAGTTGCCGCAAACTAGCCTTTTGAGCCGGAGTACGAGTGTCTGCGGGCTTTCCGTTTGCATCCAGTCCGCCAACATAACAAATGCCGATCGAGTGCTTGTTATACGATTTACCGGAAAAGCCCTTTGTGTTACAATGTGCTCCGTCAACGGTGAGCGGTCTGCCCTCTTCGATCATTCCGTCCAGGTCGATTACATAATTATAACCGATCTGATTGAATCCCCGGATCCGGTGCATCCGGTCAATGTCCTTTGCTCGCAAGTCTTGCCCGGCACGTGTTGCCGAGCAGTGAATGATGATTGAGTCTATATCTTCTCTCTTCATATTCTTTCCTCCTATAATATCAATGTTAATACTCCCAACGCCAGACCCACACAATCACAGATGATGTCTTTAATTGAAAATTCTGTTTTCTTGCAATACTTGTCGTACACTTCCTTTAGGATGAAGATCACGACGGTTATAATGATTGCTTCCCATAGTGGCGTATATTTCGATAACCACATTACCAAGTTCTGGCAGACTATAATGTGTGCCATTCCGTCTATTCCGATCTTGGATAGAAGCTTGCTGGCTAAGGCGCTGATTTTATTTATCATATTCATTTTCTATTTTATTCTACTATTCCCTGTTTTTCTTTTACGTTTCTTGGGCTTATTTACCGCAAATGCATAGAGTATGATAAAAAGCAAAAAGGGAAAAACATAAATAGCAGTGTACAAATTCATACTTACTTCTCCTTTTCTATAATTTCTTTCACATCTTCCTTATCAACCTTAAACACCTTCTTACCAAACACACCCAAAGCCCCGATAATATTGATGTTAATCCCTTTGGGCTTCAGTATATTCCCGACTATCGAGCATCCCTCTATGAAGCATACCAATAAACAGGAATACACATCTATAGGATATTCATTGTGGCTTGCTACGCTAATCATGCAGACCATGCAGACGAAAGCAAAGTAAGTGACCATCTTTCCCATAGTGGCACGGATCGCACGTGAGAATCTGACCTTTTCGCCCATTAGTATACTTTTCCTTACTCCGAATAGGAGATCGCAGAGGATTACAGCACATGAGACAATCAGCCATGGAATCATATTTTGCAATGATTCGGCAACAAATGCAGTGGCTATTGCGGCAAATCCTCCGGTTGTGGTGTGTACTATTGCTTCTTTCATACGATACAAGTTAGATAAACGGTTAACAACGAAATTACCTCAATCCAGAACATCGGCTTTCTCTTTATGAAGTCAGAGATGAAGTTGCCTGTCCAGTGCTCACTCATGGAGATAACCATGTACGCGATAAATCCAGTCCATAACAGTAACCAGTACCAACTATTACAACCTACCCATATCTGGGAGAAGATCAACGACATGGCGGCACCGATACAATGGGCGGTTTTCTGGCTTCCTTTGAAATTAGGAGATACACCAAGTATAGCCATCCCGACAACCGAAAGGAATACAAGAAACCAGCTGTTTTCCGTGCTTGCTTCAAATGCTGACGGAAGAAGCAATACACCGGAGCCGATCATGCACAAACCGAACCAGAACTTATGCGTCAGGGCATAGTAGGTATCACTGATAGAGTAAGGAATTTCCTTCATCTTCTTTATCATTGCAAAGACGTAGCCGGCAATGAGGATGAACGACATTAATACTAGTAGAATCATAGGTTTATCTGTTTTTAGTTTATATAATTATTCTTCTTGTGATAGAGCATTGATAACCGACAATCGATCAATAGCCCGCACAAAAAGATTTGCATATTTCTTTAATGAATCAGCCTGTTGAGGAGTTAATTCCACCTCTCCATTTTTATACATTTCTCTTGCAAGTTCAAGCTCTCCAATATCGCCCGTATTTTGATAAATCGCATTGGCAAACTTCTGTGATACATCGACGGTACTCTTGTTCCCTTCGAGATCGGTTAATTCTATTTTTCTGAAATCTATTTTCATAATTATTGCATGATACGTAAATTATTTGCCCGGTTTGGATTTATTTTATCAGTATTTATTTCTGCTGTTATGAAAATCTTAAACCTGTATGGCTCAAGAGTGAAAACTGCTGAATCTTGAAACGTTACCATAATTCTTTTTGGATATCCGGATGTATTCATAATAGTTAGCATCTTGCGTTGTGGAGAGTCACAAACATATAGTACATAATTCCCTGTTCCACCTAGAGATATACAATCAATTGGCTGACCTGATTCTGCATATTTATGATATGTAGTGTCTGTTCCATAGTTATATATATGTGCAAAGAAATCACTAGTCGAAGATGATTCAAAAGAGAGATGAGTCATCGTTCGATGTCCGAATTCGCCACGGCACCATAGGTCAGAAGCGTAAAATCTCCATGAGCGACTCTCATCGTAGTTATACCCTTGTTGGTATAAATCACCACCAAACCATGTACTTGCGAAATCTAAACTTAAAGATGCTGGCGGATTAACATCTGGGTTATTAGGGTCTGGGTCTGGTGAACCAAAAGATATTGATCCAACTTCTACCCCTGCCGAATTATTTGCCGTTAGTTTCTTAAATGACCCAATCGCACCTTTAAGGTGGGTTACTTGAAGAGTATCAACATCAATAAACTCCGTCTTTATCTTGCCGGCTTCTATGAAAGTCTCTCCGCCTACGGTTATTCCACCGGTTTCTGGAAGAGATATTTTACCGTCAGATGTTAGCTCGACACCTGTAACATTATGCTTAATAGAGCCTTCGGTCATTATCCAGCCCTTCGTTTTATCTAAGTTTCCAACAAATATTCCGGAAGAACCGAGAACATCAATCGTCGCATTTTGCGCAAGAAGGACGTTTGTTGCCACGTTCTCGAACTCGCTGAACTCTTCCCACTTCGTTGAGTCAAAAGAAGTTGTAGACGTATGCGTGATCTTACAAAGTTTGTTCTGACCGTCATAGATTACTGTATCTATAAACGTTTCATTATTATAATACTCGGTATTGGCTTTCCATACTCCACGGGGACGGAGCATTGCACCGGGTAACCCTGTTTTTCCTTGGCTTCCAGTGATGCAAACCGGATCGCTTTCCCATGTCGAACCATTCGTATAAGTTACCTTTGTTTTAGTCCATAGGTACTTACCATCCTCCCATGCTGGAGACGTGGTAGACCATGCTCCGCCTTCCAATGATGAAGAAGAGGTTGACAGGTAAAACAAAACATCAACGGCACTTATCCCTACGCCATCGTTTCCGCTTGGTCCCTTTCCACCTGTTACACATACCGGATCTGTCTCTGTATATGTATTGTTAGTGTAGGTGATAACTACACGTGTCCAGATGTATTTGCCATCCTGCCATGCCGGAACAGAAGTCTGCCACGATCCACCGGTAGGCGTGCTGTATGATGTAGACAGGTAATATTGTTCGGCAACACTCTTGACTCCGATCCCAGTTTCACCCGTGGAACCGGTAGAGCAGATAGGGTTAGTGGTTGTTGATGTGCTGTCTGTATATGTTATTACTGATCTAGTCCAAATATACTTCCCATTTTCCCATGCCGGAGGCGTTGTGCTCCAAGAACCACCAACCAAAGAATTAGAAGAAGTAGACAGATAATACTCTTCGACAATGCTTAATATTCCCCTACCATTATCCCCTGTACTACCCTTACCTCCAGTGATACAAGCGGGATTGGTTTCAATAGACGAACCATCTGTATATACCACTTTAGTTTTGCTCCAAATGTATTTCCCATCTACCCAAGTTGGTGAGTTTGTAGACCATGAACCACCGGAAAGGGAGGTTGAAGAACTGGATAGGTAATAAAGGACATCAACGCTCTGTACGCCTTTACCGTCTTTTCCATCTTCGCCTTTTCCCCCTGTAATACAAACAGGATTACTTTCTACAAAGGTGTCGTCTGTATATGTAGTTTTTGTCTTACTCCACATATACTTGCCATTAACCCAAGTGGGAGCAATAGTACTCCATTCTCCACCGATTAACTCGCTAGAAGAGGAGGAAAGATAATAAAAGACATCAACCGATTTAACACCAATACCATTCTCACCAGCTCCACCGGTTACGCTAATTGGATCAGTAGTAGTCGTTGAATCGTCAGTATAAGTAATAACCGAACGTGTCCAGATATATTTACCTTTTTCCCAAGTTGGGGGTGTCGTAATCCAACTTCCCCCTGTTAGTGATGTTTGAGAAGTGGATAAATAATATTGCTCTACGATACTTTTTACTCCTTTTCCTGAAGTTCCATCTTCCCCTTTAGAAATAACCTTCAACCAGTCAGTAGAAGAATCTGACGGCTCCTGCGTAGTCGTAGATTCAATGCAAATCCACGTGCTGCCATTGTGGGTTACTTCGTCGTAATACCAATACGTCCCCGCTTTCCATTCACCTTTGAAAGCCGGAACCGGTACTTCCGTCACACCATCATTTGAAATCTGTTTGATCGTACCGGTCATGTAGATTCTGTTAAGATATGCACTATGCCCGGTCATATCCATTCCAAACAGTTTCAGGTTAGACAAGTCTCCCAACTGCATGGCAATCATATCCTTTGTGATCTCCCAGTTGTTTACACCCTTAAGGAAACGGATATAATTCTGCGTGGAATAACTGGAATTCTGGCGTTCAGCATTGGTGAAGTTACCATAGCAAACAAAGTGCATAGCCTTTTGAGGATGGTAAGTATATCCGTTGCGGAGAACGTATTTAAAAGAACCATTATCTAGCTTTTCGGTGATCCGGAAATAGGTCGTCTGAAAGCCTGTGTCATTGTTAAAGTTAGCTTTGCAAATATCATCCACTTCAATAGCTGCAACCTCGCCCGGTTCAAGCTTTAGGTAAACGATGCTGCTCTCTTCGTCCACTGATTCGATTATACCGCCTCCGGGTGCGTTCCATTCCTCACCCGTGATAACTGATACCCGGTTATATCGCAATTCCGGTACTTCAAGGAAATCACGTAGGCGCAACGATTTCGCATCTATATCACCGGCTGGGGTTATCAGCCAGCCAAGTAACTTTTCAGCATAATCAACAGAAGATATATTGCCGGAGAAGGCGGCATTATTGGCTGTAAGCTTATCAAGCACCTTTACAATATTGCTGCTCAATTCTGTTGCAGTTATCGTATCCGTTACAACACCTTTGGTAACGTTAATGCCGTTCAGGAATGAAATAAGCCCTAGGGCTGTGTCATCTTTCGTCTTACTTATAGCATAAGCTATAATCTCCTGAAGCACTCTTTTTGCAGAGAATACGTTTCTGTCAGACGGGATTGTCTTGTCATTAACCCCAATAACATACACACTCGTTCCACCACCTCCGACAGCAGAGCCGGAATAGGTTTGTCCCTTGTAAGTAAGGGAATCAAGCTTGCTCTCTATCTCACCGATACGGGAATATGAGGCAGTTTCACCGACTGTATAAATCGGATGATCGTAAGGAATATCCAGCGGCCACTCGAAGCCGATTATTCTTGATTGTCTGCCTTCCGGGAAAAACGCCTTATTTATCAGGTTGACCTTAGCCCCAACTTCGTATGTACGAATATTACCCTTATTGTAGATGAAATCAGCATCCATCTCACAATCGTAGGTGGACGGGTCAATCATGGATTTCTTTACGTACTCCTTTGCCTTTTTGAGTAGATTCTGCTCTGCGTCCGGCAACATCTGTTCGGAGATGTATGCGGTATCAAAGCCGTAAAGGATATAAGTATTAGAAGCTTCCGGATAAAGAACATCATCCGGTAGAAAGCGACCGTAATCCTCATTGCGGACAATTTCGAAGGTTGTTCCGGTGTTATCGCTTTCTACAATATTGATAGCAAAGTCCATCCCGGCAAGCTTGCCAGTTTGGAATATCATGTGAAGTTCCTCACCATCCAGCCTAAAATCTTCTGTAAAGTTCTTCAGTCCCGTATCTTTGAAATTATAGATCCGATATTCCTTATCGTTATCGTCTACCTTGTCATCGTGGCTGACACTGGATATTGTGCCCTTGTATTGGGGATATTCATCCTCAAATATAACGATCTCTTCGATTGCTTCCTCTTCTGGCATTTCCACGTTATCCGGATCATCATAGCGTTCATCTCCGATGTTGATACGTTCACCGGCAGGGCTGTATTTATAAGCATCCACATAAGAAATGCCCTCCGGAAGCATAAGGCGTTTCTGAACAACTCCGTTAAGGGTCATTTCCTTGTCATCCTTACTAAAGTAGTTATCAGGAACTTTACCGCTTATGATGTTGTTAATGGTGTACCGGTTACCTGAAGAGGCGGTTACACCTTCCGGTAGTTGGATAACGTTTGAGTTATCTCCAGACAAGAATGTCGGATTATAAATCGCTTGGAAAGTCTGTCCGGCATTTGCACCGGTAAGGAATGTTATAGAGACAGAGTTACCATTGTCACCGTACTTTATATCTTCTTCTTTTAACAGGAAGTTGATTATAGCACTACTTGTTGAAGTTATATACCAAACACTAACCCCAACGTCTATAGAACAGTTTGAAGCTTGCGAAGGAAGGCTGAAACTTACAAGCTTGTCTTTTATTTCGAGAATTTCTTCAGTACCTACCGGTGCGGTTGCATTAACCTGCTCATTCAATAGGGTGATAGTTTCCTCTGTAGAATTTACAGTATAGTTTAATGATACCCACAATCTGAATATCCCGTTAAATCTTACCCCGGATGACATGATAGTCGAATACTTTATATGAGTAATATTAAACTCATAATTACCTTTTTCCAGAGTTCCTATGTTTGTCTTTTTAACAACGTCGGCTAAATTTGTCTCATTAACAGGAACATTTTCAAATACATAGGCGGCATTTTCGGGGAATGTCAACTTTACCTTATTCTCTATCTTAGAACTAAGAGGGAAATAGCTGTTTTTGAGCGGTCTTGACGTATCGGATATATTACGTCCATTAACCTCTTTTACGTCGAATATCAAATCTTTCCGGTAGCTGGAAGGAATGTTACGGGTGGAACCGAAAGCGTAGATACGGGTCGCATAAGTGGTCTGGCTGTCGCTGCGTGTCATGCTGTTGACATTCACATTTTCTGTGTCTGTCAAGTCACCAGCTTTGAAATCAACAGGGGAACTGTATTCGCAACGTCCGAAGCAAATCTTATGATTCTCTATCCACCATTCACACTCCCAAGTCTCCGCCATCTGTGTGAGAGCGTCGACCAGATTTACGTTATCGTAGGAAACGAGCTTGGAAGTGTTTTCTACTGTGCTGTCAATGTCCCAAGTAAAATCCAGATCCCTGAACTTGTATCCGAGTGCTTTCAGGTTATCCAGAAAAACATTTAAATGCGTGTCAAGGGTAGCGGTAAGATTCCATGCAGCTTCGCGTCCGGTGGTTTCCGGTGTATAGAAAAACTTCTTGTTCTTCCATTTCCAGTAATAAGCATCAAGGCGGAGTTCGTAGTCGTATGCACCTGTAGTTGTATTGTAGGTAGGCTTATACAGGTCTACAAGCTCGAATATTCCCAACTCATTGTCTACGTAGTCGCCTAGTTTGAAATAAACCGGATTAGAAAGGCTAAATAGCAAAGTGATATAATCTTCCTGCATCAAAAGGAAATGTCTTTTCGAACCCTCATTGATAGGAGTCGAAAAGCGAATGTTGCCGGATATGTCTTTGATGTCTACTAATTCTGCCATATCACAAAGTTCGCAGATAGAAACGTCAAAACATAAAATCCGGCAATTCTATAAACCACAATTTGCCTATTGTGGTAATTTTACTCTCTATTACCCGGATTTGGCTCGTTAAGCTTTACCGAAATCTTTGAAAACGTCCTTGCCGTATTGAAACCGAAAGACTGCGAACGGGTGTAATATAGATGGTAAACCTCCTCCCCTAAGGCAGGAACCTTGACAGTAAATTCCCCTTTTGTAATCTCATTCAGAAATGCCTTATACTTGGTGATGTAGTCAGATGGAGAACTTCCTTGTAGGGTAAAGGTTAGTGTTAGATCCCGTTCGTCAATCTTCCGATTGGCTATAATTATTTTCTTCCCGTCCTGTAAACGGGATTTATTCTCTATAACTTCTTTCATTGGAAGCGGAGCGTAGATAGCTTCAATGAACCCGTCTCCCATTCTCACGCCCCACGTTGCGAAAGTGTCTTTATTGTTAATTAATAAGTCGGACATATATTATAATTTTTAGACGATAAATCTACAATATTCTGTTTTACTAGTTTCACATAATCCTAAATAAAAACTGACTTTTAGGCAAATGTCGTAAAATACTAGTTGAAACAGCCCTAATGTATAAGCAAAAATCCCACACTTTATAGAATGTGGGAAATTAACTGTTTTGCTAAGAGTTAAATATCTCATATTGCATTGAAATATATCTATAAAAGCTTGTTTAATTACCAAATGGTTATTATCTTTGTAACGTCATAAGAATCGCGATCTTTATATGACTGATGAAGAAGAGCTAAAGGCTCGAATTGAAGCTGCGGAACAAGACCTTAGCTTCTTTTCCCTCAACTGGGATGCACTAAGGGAAACTGAATGGATTTCAGACGAGGAGCTTGAAGAAGGAATCAATGATGCGCTAGACGATTTGATTGATGCCAAAAACAAGCTGAAGGAAAAAGGTAGTCCCCCATAGGGGGCTGCCATTTTCTCTTTAACTTATAAAAATAATGCGTATGGATGCAAAAGAGGAACTTAAAAAGTGGAAAGATGATTTTGCAAGGGCTAAGACCGAACAAGCAAAATTAGAGCACAAAAAGCGTTTTAATGCGTATGTAAACTCTTTATCACCTTCTGATAAAAAGGAGTTCTTGAATGAGTTTAAAAAAAGTGCAGAGCAGGCTATAGATGAAGCAAAAAAACTGGCTAAGATTGTGGAAAGAAAGAAAAAACTAGATAAAGTGTTGGATTTTGCTTCAATGTCTTATATAGCAGAACATTATTTTGGCAAGTCCCGCCAATGGTTATATCAGCGGATAAACGGGAATCTGATAAATGGTAGGCCTGCCGATTTTACCCAAGAAGAACTTAAAACATTATCATTGGCTTTATCTGAACTTGGAGATGTCATGAAAAAGGCTTCATTGTCAATTATATAATAGTTGTAATAGGCGGAGCATTATCCGCCTATTGCTTTATCTCTTTGACAGTCCGTTAGTATTCCGTTTAACTTCTGCAATATCTGTCTCAATATTCTTCAATGACTTGTTCATGCTTGTTGTATCATCATGAATACCTGTCAACTCTTCATAAGACAGCCTTAACAAATCACGTGTCTCACTAGCAATATCCTTTATCCCTGTGGTATTGGCAATAATAGGCAGCATATCCGCTCTCAATTCAAGAATAGACATCGTTTGTAGCTGATTCTGATTCTTGATTTCTTCTCCGGCAATCTGCAAAGCGGTGAAACGTCCGTTAAGCTCGTCGATTGAATCCTGTGACGCAGTGGCAAAGCCTTTCTTTGAAGCTTCTTGGGATGAAGATGAAGACCATCCAAAAACTTCCTCCAGTCGATCACGTTCCGCCAACATCGCATCTGTTATACTTTGTTGCATGGCACGTAACCTATCTATTTCTGATTCACTGAATACTCCATCTTCTCCAGCTTTAGACCAACTATCATAAAGTTCCTGTATTTTAGTATCGTAGTTCTTGGCTATAACAGACTGAAGTATGGATTTTCTTAAATACTCTTCAAAACTATCGGCAAAATCTTTATTGGTGCTATCAAGATCAGATAGCAGGCTTACGTAACTATCTCGGAAACTATCAAAGGATATTCCTGTAATCTGCTCCTTTACTGATTCTATGATTTCCGCCTCCGTCTCTCCATATTGGATAATATCATCCAAATAACCCCTAAAATCCGTGTCCATTTGCGACCATAGACCGGAATAATTGGTCTTTATCCACTCCAGTTGATCGGCTGACATATAAAGCAAGTTCCACATACTGCTGAATTCGACACCTCCAAGAGCACTAGATATTTCTCCAGCTACATCTTTCCAGTTCTGACCTTCATATTTATAGGAGCCTTGCCACATTCTATACGCCATAGAGTGACTCCCTGCACTTGCTCCAGCGTCTAAGCGTTCACTAGCAAGCTCCCTAGTTATATCTCTTTCGGCTTTCAATAGGTCTAAAGCTTCCTTGCCCGCTTTGGTTGCTTCCGCTCCGTATGATTCATTTATATAAGCTTTTTTCTTATCTAAGAGTTGATCCCAAACATCAAGTAATACGTCATACTTGGCTACCATTTCGTTGTAATCAGAATAGTTTGCACCTCCGAGCCCCAAATCAATTCCTAACATCTTGAACGGAACCTCAATAGTTCCACCAATGGCACTAATAACATTGTTCACAATATTTTTGCCAAATTCGACTCCTCCATCTTTCCCAAATTCATCAAGAAGAGAGAGGATAGCTGCAATAATTCCCCCTATTTTGCTACCGGATTCACTTAACGCATCTACCAATCCTCCAACAGCACTACCAAAGCTACTTAAGTTAAATTCCGCACTTCCCAGTTGCTGCATAGCATCAGCAACAGCCGTTATATTACTAATTGCCTTATCCCTGGATTTTTCAACATTAGTCTGTGCATTGACTTGTGTATTTTGAGCTTTATTTACTTTCTTTTGTGCTTCTTCTTTTTCGGCATCCGTTCCTTTCTTATTAGCTTCAACCAGTTTCTCTTCTGCTTTTTTCAGTTGTTCTGTAGCATCCGCTAACTCTTTCATAGAATCAGCCATACCTCCAAAGAAACCACCTTTATCGACAAGGGTATCATTGATGGAATTTATTGCGGTTTCAATAACTTGTATTTGTTCCGGAGTAGCATTTTTGAATTCAGGAGACTTCTTAAACTCCTGCAACTGCTTCTTTATTTTTGTTAGTTGATCTTTAGTAACTTTGCTCAAATCACCGAAAATCATTTCCCAATTTATTTCCTCTTTAAGCTTACTCAAATCCAAGTTAGCTAAAGCTTCCTCAAACTCCTTTTGTAGAGATGCTGCTTCTCCGGCATTGGCGGCTTTATTGATGGCATCTGTATATTTTCGGGTAATAGCCTCTTTTTTCTGTTGGAATGTACCATATTTTATGATATATTCATTCCACGCCTCTTCTTGGTTACGTATTTGGTCGTTAATTTGGCGTTTACTCACATATCCAATAGTAGCATCAATAGAAGAGGTATCTACTTTAACAGAAGAAGGATCAAATGTTTTCTTTTTATAGTTCTTATTTTTCTTTACATTCAATTCTTCCCTTGCATCAAAAAGTTTCCTTTGATACTCAATCTCTGTCCGGATGTAATCTTCCCGCTGACGTTCTAAATCCTGTATTTCTTTTTTGTTATCCAGATCACGTTGAGCACGGATTTTGGCTTCTCCTTCTGCCATAGCATCAATCTTGGCCTGCGCTACCTGGTATTCAATATCTTCTTCTTTACGCTTTCTTTCAAGAGCTTGCTTATCCAAAAGATCGGCTATTTTCTTTTGCTGGTCAGATATTGAATTATAATTGTCCTTTATATCTCTATGAGATTCTTGAATTTTCGCATTTTCTAATGTTGCTTTTGCATCCAACTCTTTTGACGCAGCGAGATTAAAATATGCTTCAGCATTCTTTTCTACTGCTTCCGCTTGTTTGTCCAAATCATCCGCTTGTTGCCTTAATGCAAGCTCTGCAGAACCAGACTGATAACTTACCGCACCTGTTACAGATGAAGAAAAAGAGGTTGTTGATCCACCAGCCTTTTCAATTTTACTAGCTTTTTCTCTTTTCAATTCTGCTTCACTTCTCTTTATTAGAGCTTCTTCATATTTTTTTTCCGCCAATGATTGTGCAGCAGCGGCTTGTGCTCTTAATTTTAATGCAGTTATAACAGAATTTGTATTCTTCACAAAAGCGTTTTCAGCATCTGAAACATTGTTAATAGAAATATCAAGTTTATCAAATTCCCCTTTATTATCTTTTATCCATTGTATTTGTTCCTTTTTAGAGGATAAATTTCTCCATTCTTTAGATAGCATTTTGACTTTCGTTACACTTTTACCATACTCACCATTGTTTTTTATCAATGCCTCATTTACATTTTCCAATGCTTTGGATTGAGTCAAAAGTGCTTCTTTTGTTTTCGACAAACCGCCAATCCATTTAACAACCTTATCACCGTAAAGGGTTAAAAGAGTGATCCCCACAGTTAAAGCCGTCTGCCAACTAACTATGGAAGAAACAACCTGTTTCCAAACAGGTGTAGCAGCTTGCCCGCTCTTTTTCAAATCTTCAAACTGAATCCTAGCTCTCTTTATTTCATCGGCAAGAATTGGCAAGTTATTAGAGATAGCCAAAAAGAAGGTCCTCCACCCAGCAGCCAAAGAAGGGAGCTCACGACCTATTTGTTGAATAGACATGCTTAGTCCATTCCAGCCGCTTGCATAATTACCGACATTCCTTTGATGATTCCCAATCGTTGCATCTAGCTCTTTTATTTTTGCATCTGCCTGTTGAATAGAAACTAATAGTTCTTTCCCGAATGGAGATGTTCGCTCACTTTCTGTCAATGCTCTATAAGCAGCTCTCATCCTACCTAAAGATTGAGAAAGAGCATCCATAGAAGTGGCGGCAGCATTGTCTAACTTAGCGTTAGCACTCAAACTCTGTCTTACTTCAGCAAGTGCTGTTTTATGAGTAAGCAAAGAGTTATTTAATTGTTCCAGTCTCCTTTGTTGAGCAGATGAAAGGCTAGAAGATTCCCCCTGTGATTTAGTGATCTTTTTTATTTCTGCGTTAAGTAGCCGGATCGCATTTTGCTCTTCTATTAACCTCTTTATATTTTGTCCTCTCGTACCAAGAACATCACCGATTTCAGCTTTTAGTTCTTCATACGCCTTAACCTGCGCCTGAATAGAAGTTGTTTCCGATGCATTAGTAGAAGAATTGGTATTGGTACTAGGAGAAGCATTAATACCTTTTGCTGCCTGCGACATTTTGTCCTGTGCCTGAATAATTTTATTCGAAGCATCAATAATTTTATTTGCAGACGCTGTTATCCTAGCCTCCGTCTCTCCTACCTTAGCGGCTAAGGTATCATATTGAGTTGTGAGACTCTTTAATTGTGCCTCCAAACCTTGCGCTATATCAATATCTACTTTTACATTGATACTTTTCAATGACTTCTTTACATTCTCGATTTCTTGCTTCAATTTTTGGAGCTTCTGAATGTCACTGTCTACATTTGCAAATATCCCTGCCATATTTATTTATATATTTTCTTTTGGACTTGCCTTATTGCGTATTTTCTTGCTGCCGTCAACACATCATATCCCTTTGATTCTACAAAAGAGGCATAAGGCATTCCGTCAGCTAAATATAATCCGTCTTGCGGCTTTTCCGAGTATATCAACATATTTTCCGTATTTCTCACAGCTTCGGGATGCCCCCCATCATCTCCCACTTCAATAGCTACTATACGTCCATCTCTTACCACACAGAAACCAGGAGCATTACGTAGATTAAATGTATGATTTTGGTATTCTCCGTTTTTCTGGGCGTAACGTATGGCGTCTTTCCCTATTTCTACTAACTTAGAAAAGAAAGCGTCCTCTATTTGTTTTTGAAGTTCGCTCAATCCGCTATCATCCCCTATGAATTCCATACTTACTTATTTTGACGCCTCCGTGATGCCATATCTTTACCTTTCACTTTCTTTATTTTATCTCCAAATATTTGATGTATCTTATCACGTTGCATTAAAACCAGATTTCTATATGGTATTTCATACACAACTTCTTTATAAGACAAATGCAAATTTTCCATGAACGACGCAATTTGTCCTAATAACGTTTCATTACCGGCTATTTCGGTGTCGCTGCCAGCAGACTTACGTTCTTCGCTAAGCCGACAGCTTTCTGAAAAACCGATACATCAATCATTGAGATTGCTTCTTCCACGCCATTTACGCACTCTTCATAAGTACCTTTAGAAAGTTCCTCAAAAAGACTATCATCACCGTTAATAAACCATGAAAGAGCGTGAGCATAGTATTTTAAATCTGCTAGAGAAAGCAGAATCTCTCTTAATGTTTCTCCCTCTCGCACATCACATAAGTATGATATAGCATTTGACAAACTATGTATAGTTGGAGGATATATTGTATATCCTTTCTTATTCACAATAATTGTCCTAAAATCATTTCCAATAATTGATTGTGATATAACTTTTGCTCCTTTGTTCATAACTATCTTATTAAAAAGGGGCAAGAACGACAAATCCTCACCCCTCACCACTTTACAATATAGATAATGCCTCTGACGGTTGCGTCCCATCTTCTCCTGAAGAGCCATAGTTTACAGTACTCCCAGCGTTCACCTGCCTTGATCTAGCTGAATAACTATTTGAATTCGTAGCTGTTTCAGAAGAAGCAAGTGCTACATTTTCAGATCTTCATACCCCTTCTTTTACTTCACTCGCATCAAACCAGTATTCCGGCATAACAGCCTCATTTAAAGGCTCTAGCATCGTAGCTACGACTGCAATACCAACTGCACCATCAGTATTGGCTTCACGAGCTACTACATTTGCATAAGGAAGAACGCAATACTGATCGTCTTGCGTTAATGCAATCAAACATTTTTTCACCTCCACAATACCACGGGCACGCTTCCAACCTTTATCGGTATTAATAATTTCACCGCCCATAAGTTCTTTTTTTGTTGCATAATCATAGCGACCAATCGTGAAGTTAAAGGTCACATCTCCCATTGTTTTAGCTCCCATACGGTAAGTTGAACCTGTCAGCTGATTTTTGTAAGGTTCTTGCGTAGGATCTCCTTCTTCAATGGTCCACGTGTCTTGATGCACATTTTTAATCTCGGTAGCAGATCCGTTCGCTTTTACTAGGGCATATAACGCTGTACCTGTCAAATCAGCTGATACTGCATCTTCATCGGCATACCATAATCTTTTTATATCAACCGCTGATATTTGTATACTTTCCGCCATATCTTTTATATTTTTACATTTAAAACTTTAAACTTTAAAACCACATTTACATAACTACATGCAAGCTTTAAATCTTCTTCTATCCCTATCCGGTCTATTTCCCAATGATATTGAGTACTATCAAACACTCCACTTTCTCCTATTAAAAACTGTTTTGCACTTCTTTCCAACTCGTTTAATCGTACCGTATTAGTCTTACCACTGGCCAAATATGGAACGCAGATGTTGATATGAGGATAACATACCTCCCAATAAGTTTCCGGCTCCAAAGCGTCTCTTACAACAATCACTATTAATTCGTTTTTTACACCTTTCTTAATGGCATTCCAACTGTCGTAAACGTCTTTTATCAAGAAGTCTTTTAGCTTATCACACAGAATCTTATATATGTCCGTCGTTACAATCATACCCAAATATCACATCTACCCTTAAACTCCTCCGAATAGCATTCGGCATTCTTCTTCACATCTCCCTCTCCTACAGTATTTCCTTCAGCATCCAGACACCTGATATGAGATCCTAAAACAATCTTTTTACCCTCATAAACCACATGGTAATTATATACCCAGCGTTCACCATTGGCAGAAACTTCCTTTTGTTGGGAGTTGTCATGGCAGAAGCAATCTGTTACATCTTGCCAAGACTCTCCACCGGTTCCCGGTATTGGTCGGTTATACTCGTCGTTCTCTTCCGGAGTAATAACCTGTATTTGTAATTTATGTGGAGCAGTTTCTAGCATATCACCAAAATATCACTTTAGGTTTATCTGTGTTCAGTTCGTCCTTCAGTCCATACTTATTGCATAAAAAAGAATAGTATGACTTTATCCCGGAAATATCCCAAGAAAGAGACTTTGAATGACCGTTTTCTGATACCGATTTAGAAGTAGCTCTAAGCAATAAGGAGGGAATAAATCTTGCTATAGCAACAGAGATGGACTGCAAATTATCTTCAGTCATTTCCCCGTCAGGGTCAACCCCGGAAGAAAGATTAATCTCTACCAAGTCAGCCTCCGACAATGATATGCCGAAGGACTGAAACTTTTGCTTTATGTAGTCACTAATTATCATACTTACGCATTCATCGTGTCCAGGTCAAGAATTACAATCTTGTTTGGAGATGTGAATTCCGGAATCCATTCGGCTCCATATTCCATAAACCGACCTTCATCCGTACGAATGTTGGAAATATACATACCACCTTCTGAACGGGTGTAAGTCTTTCCCGGAACCGGATCGGTAATTTCATACGGAGTATGCCAACGCATCTTTCCCTGCTTAGGAGTGGTAAACAAAGAAATACGGTTGTCTTTGAATACCTGTTTGAAAGTGCCGTCTGACAATTCCACCAAATCTTCGTTGATTACGATAGGTGGCAAGCCCAATCCTCTAAAGATAGTGGTCGCCATCTCACTGGACATAAGCCCGGCAGACAGTTGGACTTCTTTAGAATCAAAGCTTTGTTTGTAGAATTCCCCGAAGTCTTTTGAGCCAATAATGCTATTGATAAAAGTCTTTCGGGACATTTCCATAGAAACGAACATGCCGAACTTGGTACGTAATTCAACGGTTTTCTCCATAAGATAACGAACAAAGTTTAGTTTGTCTGCAACTTGCGGAGTGATACGATGAACCGGCAACTCCATTTCAAGCAATTCGATTCCTTGCGGATTATCGTCTACTTTTACGGATGCTTTACCATCAGAACGAAGGTCACCGTCCACAATATCCATACGTTTGTGTGGAGCAAGCAATACCTGACGCATATCATCTACAATGTAGTTGATAATGTCGTCCAGTGCGGCCCGTTGATCTGGTGTCTTCGCCTGATTAAACTTATTGATTAGTTCTTGAAGCATATCGAGTCTATCGTTGTCCATCTGGTATCTATCCCCCATATAGGCAACTTCGCCATATCCGGAACCCAGAGATTTACGTTCTCTTAACGGCTTGTTAGAGTTACGGTCAATTACAGAACCGGCAACAACACCCGTTACTGTTCCCAAATATGTTTTGAACACACGGGATTTCGTTTCCTCAAAATCGAGGTGCTTTTTCCAAAAGATTTGATCCAGTCTTAGAGCCTGCACACGGTCGATAACCGCTTTCACCACTCCCGGATCATTCAGTAATGTTTGAATAGTCAAATACATAGTTCCTCCTTTCTTTAATAAGTGAACATGAATCTGTCACCCAAAGTCTCCTTATCCTTATCGGAGATAGGAACAATGAGTCTTGTCGGTCTGATCTCGTACGCTTGGCCTATAGCGGAAACAGTTGCACCCGCTTCTACTTTAGTCCATGCATAATTCAAAGCTGTAGCTGTTGCTTTTGCCGTTTTACCGGCTGCGGCAGTAGCTTCAAACAATACCACATCCTTTTCTGCGGCAAGCGTTGGCGAAGCGGCCAGAGTAACGGTATCATATTCCGCATTACTTTTGTCGATAGCTTCAATTGTACCGCCATTTGTACCATTACCAATATGCATACCAACGTACGCAAGAGAATTTTTCTTGATCTTCAACGAAGTAGAACCGGCAGTGATCTTTTCGGCTACTTCAACGTTCAAAACAGCTTTTGCCGTTCGTTTCACAAAATCAAGAACCAAAGGGGTAAGAGGCGGGATCTGCGCAACCCCTGTCAAATTCGAAATATCCAGATTGAAGCCACCGGAATATCTATAAACCGTTTCAAAACGGCACATTTCCGGCATTTGTTTCTCAATCGGATTTAAATCATACTTAAAACCTGCTGGCATAATTAATCCTGTTTAGAGTTTTTAATTTCTTCAGTTCCCTTGTTTATCAGGGTGGCAATGTCATTTGAATTGTTCTGCTCATTGCTTCCCGATTCGGGAGTTCTCACATCTTGAAATCCTGCGTTGGCAAACGTCTGCTTTGCATCCTTGAAATAGTTATCCAAGTTTGCATCTTCGGGAATGCTCAACATAGGAACAAGATTTTCGGGAATACCATATTCCTTTGCTTTTCCCATGATTTGCTCTTGGCGAGTGGCCTGCGCCTTCTCTGTTTCAAATTGAGTAAGCTTGTCAGAAAGAGGTTTAACGGCTGCATTCACTGCGTTCGCAATGATGGTCGCTATATCATCTTTCTTTTCTTCCGGCTTCGGATTTGGGTTAGGATTGGGATTCTCGATTTTATTTTTCAATTCGTCCAATTGTTTCTGTAGACCCGATTTTTCGTTTCTAACAGTATCAATGTCTCCTTGAAAAGCCTTCAGAAGTCCTTCGACCCCACTAATAGCAGTTTCTATTTGACTTTCTTCAGTTACGGTTTTAGACAAGTAGTCAGCCACCCCGTCAAACGCTTTATCACCAAACCCAAAGGTTTTATACTTCGTTTTTAGTGCTACTAAGATTTTTTCTTTCATACTGTATGAATTAGTTTTGATTTTCAACAGCATAAAGTTACACTCAAAGAAGAAAGCTATAAAATAATTACATGAGGGATAAACCACAATTGCCCAATTGTGGGAAATTAGTTGTTTCACACCTTAAATAAATGCTCTTCTTTGTGATATTTGCCGTTCTAATAGACAGAGAATACAAGGTAATGAAGTTAGTGCTATTGGTGAGAGAAAAGACGGTGCTGAAACTGTTAATAATTAACATTGTGAGGTTAGTGATGGTTAAATAACCATTGAAAATGCTCAATTTAGTGATCGTTTGTTGGGTGTTTGATGTTGTTGTTGTATATTTGCACGTCGATATGTACTAAACACATAATTATATAGCAATAACACTTACTAGAAATATAGATTGTCTTACAATTAATTATTTCTATGAAAGGAGATAAACATGAAGCCATTATTGTACACGCAACACACACTGATGATAGAAAATCCTTCTAAATCACTTCTCATGCTTATGAATCAGCTAAGGGATAAGAAGATATCCCATTTAGAAAGAGAAGATTTTTTTATTTCCCCCAATAAATAAATTCTAAAACAATAATCCTAGTGAGAGATACCTTATATGTATTTAATAGGATTTGGCGACATGTATGAATGAACTATATGATAAATCTGAAATAAACTTGGAAGCTGCTATTAAGTTGCATGAGGCAGGAATGTATGATGCAGTTTGTCACCCTTCATATTACTCATGTTTGCAATTAATGAGCCATAAATTAATAAGAAAGGGAATGTCTCTATATGAACAAGGGGTAAAAGCTTCTGCTGATTATAATGGTTATTCCCACAAATGTTTAATATATGAAACATGTAAATTTCTGAAATTTGAAGGGAGTAGGGATAAACAAAATTACATCAATAGCGTTAAACAATTAAAGGAGAAAAGAGAAGATGCAGATTATCATGAAATAAGAATATCACCCGATCAAAGTGATAAATGCATTAAATTAGCTAAAGATATAAGACAAAAAATAAACTCAATATAATATGGATGAAAGAATAGACAGAATTAAGGCGTTTCTAATTGAAATGAACTCTAAATTTAATAATTTAAAGTTTAGATGTGGACACGGTTCTTCAAACCATACATTTATTATTGAAGTAGCCCCCTTGTCAGAGTTTAACAATAACGAAGATTATGCGAAAGAAGAACTTTGTTTTGCTACACAATTTGATATTGATTATGCTGATTATGATATAATATTTGTATCTGAAGAAGATGTATGTAAAGCCCAAGATATATTATTTGAGATAGGGTATGATTCTCCTATAGAATATAAGAAAAATAACACTATCTTTGATTTTAATTTTGATTCTTGGCTTATAGAACAAAAGGAAGAAGAAATAAATTACGCATTAGCAGCATAAGTATGGAAGAAATAAATAAATCAGAATTCCGTTTTGACGGATATTTAATAAGAGAATCATCTATTAAAATAAATAAAGAGGTGAATGATGGTACCGAATTAGGTATATCAATTATTCCTAGCGGAGTGAAACATAAGGAAAAATTCATGTTAACTCTTGAAGTTTCTGTAAAAGATAAGGATGGAGATTTTTCTGTGGATTTAATAACAGAAGGTTTTTTTACTTTTAAAGAAAACTTGGATATAACGAAATTGGGTACATTTTTCACCATTAATGCCCCCGCATTAATATTCCCTTATATCAGGGCTTACATTTGCATGCTTACATCATTGTCTGGAGCAGGTAGCATTGTCCTCCCAACCTTGAATCTAGTAGATGTTGGTAGAGAGCTAGCTGATAAAATAATTGATAAAGATAAAGCGGAGTAACCTCCGCTTTTCTTTTGCCGTTTTGCGAAGGGCGGGAAGGGAATCCTATTTTACAATAACGGCTATTCCAGAAGCAACCCACGCCCTGTTCCTTGCGTTATAAGTCGTTTTAAAATCAATCAATCCATTCGCTCCCATTTTCTTTGCTTCAGAGACTATTTTATCCATCATCCTTTTGCTAGATGGAGCATACTCATTATTCGTTTTTCCTGTATATCCTTCGTATGGGACAATTAGCCGTAGATTTTCGGCTGTTTCGCCTTTTCTCAACTTGCCAATAGTAAATACCACTTCTATATTAGATATTGGCTGGTAATTGAACCCTGTCACTGTAGGGCTAATGGTGAAACCATCTTTAGTGTATTCTCTGTAGTCAACGACATATACGGATTCGGTATACATGTCTCTAGTGCATCCGGATAGAACTAATATTATTATGATCGGATATAGGATATTTTTCATGATTCTATTGTGTTATTTGGTTAGGGGTGATGATCTCGCCCGTGTTAGAGTTCAATACTAGATGATATTTCTTTTTCTCTCCTGCCTTAGTGGTTGCTTCAACATCTACTATTACGTTGTCTCCTTCCAATGAATATGAGGTTTTGTCTACTCTTATTTCTTCTTCAGTAATTACAGTTTCCCATAAAAAACAATCTTCATATTCGTATTCAGATATATCTACACATGAGACCGTTTTATCATTAACGTATACCATATTACTTTCTGAAATGGGAATATAATCATCTCTTCGTATTTTTTCTACCCACAACCCTACTCCTTTTTTCCCGCATACATTATTCAAATCTTCATCCAGTACTAAAATACTAGAACCATTTGTCATATATGTCGTATAAAGTAATATATATCCTCTATACCAATCTGCAATGCATTCTGGATATAAAAGCACTTTATCTTCACTAGAATTCGTCTTGTCAAAATACTCCTTTTTAAGTATCTTGCCATTTTCAGTCTTTATTATAAATTTATGAGGGTGATATTCTAAATGACCATATAAACTCACTAAAATATACAGCAAATCACCTTTTTTCAAGGCACCTTCTATATAACACCCGTTGATAGGATATTCCTTCTTGTCACCAAATCCTAAGTCTTCTATATATCCCTCTACTTCATCTTTGATAGTAAATAGTTTATTATCAGATGCATCTATTGCCTCTATATAATAATACCCCTTAAATATATAACCTTGCAACTTTATATCATCTACTAAAATTACACTATTAATGTTGTATTTGGGAGGTTCTGGTTCATCTATAGCATCTCCACTTGAACTGCTGCATCCTGCTAATAGCAACAATGCTATTACTGGAAATAAAAACTTCTTCATATTTTGTGTGTATTATGGTTGTACAGAGGCAAAATAACATACAAATGCACACAAATGCAAATATTTCCTTACCTTTCTTTGGTTTTAGGTGATTTTTCTAGCATTAAATAAAAAGCCCCACTATTTGGCGGGGCGAATATTATAATTAGAACTGATACTACATTGTAGGTTTCTGTTTGGTTATTGAACCAAAATTATCAATTATTTCTATATCAGAAGGAGTTACGGATGTTTCATTAATATTGATTGAATCTTCTGATTTATTCGGAGAAATTGCTTTCCTTATCTTCTTCACATCATTGGTCATTCCCCATAACTTGAAAAATAGAATAATTTGTAATATTCCGAATACGATGATTACGATAGATACAAATAGTGTGATACCTTCCATGATTTACAATTTAATTAATAGCTTTTATTTAAAGAATATATTGTCATTATAATAGTGGGAGTTGTCATATTATCAATCCATATTTTATCCCACATACGAGAGAATACATAGTCATCCACATGCTGATAATCTATTTTCTCAACTTTACCATATCCGCTACTATCTAATCCTAAACAATCAGCACAAAAATTTATGAATTCCACAAGTTCTTTGGTTAAAAGGTTACTTCTCCCTTTAAATATGACATTTAATTCATTTTCTGCGACTTCTAATATTTCAGCTTCATAGAAAATTCCAAGTTCTAACTTTTTTAAGCGTAGTGTATAATGTTTTACTTCATTTCCATACGGGCTTGTTTCTGTATGAGAGTATACTGGATTATATTGAAAAAGATTATTTATATCAATCGAAAAGAAATCTTTTATATCTCTTTTAGGAGGTATATCCTGTTTACCTTTAAATAAATTGAATAATCCCATGCTATGTGTGTTTTATGTTATACAATGCGCAAACGTACAAAAATCAAAAATAAAATACAAGTTTTGCAATACCTTTCTGATTTCAACACATGAAAATCCCCGTATCTATTTAATACGGCAACTAGGTAATTTGAAAAAAGGGATTATAAATGAAGAAAAGCCGGATTTCTCCGACCTTCACTTTTTATCACTTATCCTTCGATAGGTTTTCGACTTGTTCTTTAAACGATTCAAAACGGGATCTATCTTGATTAAAATCATTATGATATTTAGCACGTATTTCTGCTATTACTTCCCAAGACACACCTTTGTTTGTAGCTTGATTTACGACTTTTTTTTCTTCTTCCTTGAAAGTTTTACTTTGCATTCCCATAATTACCTCCTTTTTATTTGGTTTATAGTTTTTCCGCTAACTTTTTAATATCCTCCTTACTCGAAACTTTGTGGATAGTTCCATCTAATTCGATGTAGCCGTTTATATTGGTTGGTTCCTCGAATAGTTCAGTAATTCTCACGTTTAGGGCATTGGCAATCTTTTCCAATGTATCTTTAGTAGGATTACCATTGATTGCTTTAGATAAACCCACTGCCGATAACCCTATTCTTTCCGCTAACTCTTTTTGAGTTATTCCTGCTTGCTTGCAGATATCCAATATTCGTAACTTCATAATTATACTTATAGTTTATTGCTTGCAAATATACAAAATTATAGCATTAGTTATTATTCTTTGCTTGAAAACATACTTCGAGTATATCAAATTAGCATTTATTAACCTTATAAGGTTTGTTTGTATTATAATCATAGTTATATTTGCATCGTAATAATAAAACTAAATGTTTAACGGCTAGCATACATACGATTATGAAACGTTACAACTTATCCCAAATAATGAAATCCGCTTGGCGTTCTTACAAACGTGCCGGCAACGAAAGAACATTCTCCGAATGTCTGAAATCAGCTTGGAGCCTTGCGAAACTGCAAGAATACTGCTCACCGGAAGCGGTGAAGGCCAGAACGGATCAGTTCTTGGTGGAAAGACATGAAGCCATGAGCAACGCTGCTAAGGCTATAATGGATAAGGGGTACAATAATAAGAGTATACCGGCATCGGCTTACTATACGGCTAGTACAGGAAGATACGGTGCTCATTACGTAGGAGATTAACCATTAAAACATACGAATATGATAGAAATGACAATCATTATTTTAAGCCTGCTTGCCGGATATAAGATGTTCGGCAATGATAACGACAGGTTTTTCATGTGCTAAGCAAGAGCGACACGATAGTATCAACACATTAAATAAAATCATTATGGAAACAAGAAGTTTGGAATTATGGTCTACCGATAGGATTGATTTGGTAGAAGCGAAAAACGGTCAAGCCGTGACCTCTTCTTTGGTGGTTGCGGATTACTTTAGGAAGGCGCACAAAGACGTACTGAAAGCGATTAGAGGATTGGAGTGTAGTGCCAATTTCACAGAGCGCAATTTTGCGCCCTGTTTGTATATCAATGAGTTATGCAATAATGTAAAGAAAGAACTCCCCATGTACTACATGACCCGTGACGGCTTCACCTTCCTCGCCATGGGTTTCACCGGAAAGGTAGCCGCCCAGTTCAAGGAAGCATACATCAACGCCTTCAACGAAATGGAAGAGAAGCTCCGATCCGAGCGTTGCACCAAGTACGCAGAACGCATCGTCAGAAAACAGGTGAAGGAGTTCAACCAATCATTGCAAGAAACGCTCGCTAGCGGTCGCAAGAAGCACGGAAGTATCTACGGTGGATTGATACCCTACGGAAAGGAAGAAGTTGCGTACAACCCGAAAGAAAGCATGGAATCGAATCTAAGGCGGATATTCGGTCAAGTACATGAGATGTGCAAGGATGGCTTTCTAATGACTTCGCTGGCTGTAGAGACAAACAGGATGATGCTGGATTTGATAAACAAGAAATAGAGTTGTGTTAGGGGTTTTCGGACCGGCACATTAGTTGACGCCAATCAGCGGGAAAGGGTAGCCTTAGAGCTGCCCTTTCTTTGATTAATTACAATGCCAACAGATTGATGATCCCTTGCCTACCAATTCCGGTAATTTTTCTATGGTAGATAATATGTCCATTGTCAGCAACCTCTTGCTTTATATCAAACCAACCAAGCGTAGAGTATTTAGTGTATGGTACCCACGTCTGATTAACTTTGTATTGTACGCCAAGTTCTTTTAAACGGTTATTGAGTTCAATTGCCGATTTAAGCCCTAGCTCTTTCGCAACTTCCGTACATGTATAGGTTTTATTGACATGAGTAAGCACAGCTACCTGTTTCTCTGCTTCAATGCGTGCCAACCGTTCTTCTTTTAACTTAGTGAGAATCTCAATACCAAAATCCGGGTTGTTTAAGATTTGATCTATAACGTTATCGGTAGCATAGATACCATGTTTGCGGATAGATGGAAGAACTTCGCCACATACCCAATCTTGGAAAGGTTCGGCTTGTGGTTTGTCCGATCGCATGATAGCTTTGTATAGATTCTTTTCACTCACATATATAAGCTGCTGAATACCTCCATTAGTAGGGGTGTTAATCAGGCTAATCCCCTTTTCGTCTAACCTGTTCTTTGTTGCTCCTACTTGCAAATCAAGTATCTTACAAACGTCTGCCAAGCAGAATAATGGTTTTTCACTTGTTCCGGCTACACGAACTTCACCGAAAGCTTCATTTTTGAAAATCTGAATATCATTCATACAATTTTCGTAGTGTGCCCTTTCACACACAGGAATATAAAAAAAACGGTGCCGAACGCTTGAGGATCTTTCGGCACCGTTTATATATTCCCAACTCTATGGAAATACTTAATATCTTATCTGCGCTTCCCCAAGCTGTATCGCACTACAAATATAGCAAATTTTTATTATTTGGCAAACAATTATTTTATTTTTCTCTCGACGATATTTTATTGTTCCATTTTTCCTATGCTTTTTGTATAACCCCCGTAATTTTTCTAACCACACACTCTAAATATTGTCCTTTTTGACTGATTCAGAAGATTCATTCTTTTCTTCCTCCTCAATCTCTTTCAGGACTTCATCCACCCTTTCGGCATTACCGGCAAACAAAATACCCTCTCTCCGGGACCATACTTTACCATCTATTGCACTAACTGCCGTTGTTACCCGTTCATCAATATCATCAATCATATATGGAACCAAATCTACATCAATATCAATAGTCTGGGACGCCTTGTCAAATTCGGATGGGTTAATATCCGCCAAAGCTGATACCAAGAAGTTTACCCTCCGTTGAAAGAACTCCCCAATTACTTCCGCATGATTAGATACCGCCATGTGCGCACCCATAAAGATATACCTGAACGCTTTCCCCGAAATGGCATTTCCAAGACCTTTCAACTCTTGCGGTGATATACGTGGAGTATTCGTCAGATCGTACGCCCTGTTAGTAAGCCCTTCGAGTTCCAATTTAACCGTATCAGGAACCTGATTCCAGGTCAGATATTGAGCGTTTGCCTTATCTCCGGTCAATTGTATGATTCTGTTGCGTTTCTTCCCTGTAAAGCCTGACACGTCCCCAAAGAGCATTAAATACGGGAAGAAGTGGTAGTCTATACAATCGGCATAGCTTGATAATATCTTCTCTATGCGTACACGTATAGTCTTTATCTTATGGCAGTAAGTCTCCGGGCGATAACCGTATAAAACAGGGAGCTTTTTAAACCCATGCCTGAAAGACTTCTCCTCTACCGCTTCCCACCCATTCGTATTTTCCCACTGGTAAACATGGGTAGCGGTAACAGTTTGAAAGCATACTATTTCTACATCGTCCAGGTCTTTCTTCTTATACTCACGTGAGAATGCGACCAAATCTCCGGCATCATCGAAGAAAGGATAAAGTTTATCTCCCCTGAATGGCGACCATATTACGCTGCGTAGCTTATTTTGCGGCCTCACACTTCCTCCGAAAGCCTTCTGTATTTTATTCCAGAATTTAGTCCAGAACGAATCATCTTTGACTGCATACCAGTATTCGGCACATTCCTGTTCAGAAAGCCAGGAACGGACTATACGTTTATTCTGGTACTTTATTTTATTCTTCTTCAATACTTGCTGGATAGCATAAAATAACCCTTTTTCATCATCATTTGACGGAGCACAATCCATTTTAGGCTCAACCCCCACTGTAAATGCTGTTTGAATATTGGTTATATCTTGCTCCAGCGGGATTGATATACGGTTGCACGGCTCTGTATGTTTTTTAGCTGGGATAGTAGTGCTTTGACCGGTACTATCATTCCATTCTTCCCTTTCCTTCTCTTCAACAACTTCGATGTCCGGGTATTTTTCTTTATCCACAATGATTTCATGCAAATCAGCATTCCAATCTTTCCAGTTTTCACCGGTATTAGGTTCCTCCGTTTTACGCCTTTTCTTCAAATATTCGATCTTCTGATCTACGTCTTCTAATGCTAAAATATCCTCTAATGTCATAATGTTATATTTTTAATGATTAAATGCTTCCAACCCTTTTGATATAGATTTTCTTCCCATCAACTCCATCATGCAACAATATCTAACCTCATCAATTATATGATTAAAATCATCTACTGGAATATTCAGCCATTTCCCATTTTTATCTTGTTGATATGTATAGTTGTCAAGTTCTTTTTTAGCATTTATAGACCCCTCTGTTATATATATTTTCTTCGATTTCATAAAATCTATGCCTGCCTCCACAGATCCATGATATTTATTTACCGGTCTTATATTAAATCCTGCATTATATATTTCAGCAATAAGGCGAGGATCGGCACTCTCTGACCATATATTGAGCTTAGGCATCCGTTTAAACTCCTTGATTATGTCAGAAGAAAGCATATTGGTTCTATAAAACTTTTCATCAATGTATATAGCATTATCTAAAAAGCCGTTTTCAGAACAAGCCGTGGGGTCATTTGTGTAGCCAAAATCAAGACCATACCATCTTCTCTTAACCCAGATAGGAATTTCTTTTATAACAGTATAGTTCTCAAAAATAAGTCCTTCAATTTTAGCTCTTTTGCCCAAGCCATATATCAACCATTTACGCTTATCTGCAGTACCCTGTGAGTAATTATACTCTGTTGGTTCATAAGATTCAATCTTTCGCCTCATATTAGCCGGTATAAATGGGTTATCAAGCATAGTAGAGTGATCGAAGAAGCAATCTTCACGAGGACACACATTTTCATAAATCCAATGCTCTTCTGCAGAAGGATTGTAATCAAGAACAGAGAAACGTGCACATCTCTGTTCTAATTGGTCAAAATCATCTTTAGAGGCTTCCATCGCCTCATTTATCCAAAAAATATCAGTAGTCAATCCATGCAATCTTTGTACATCATCAAGCCCAACAAATTCAAATGAAGTAGAATACATCTGAATAGTCTTTAGGGTATTGTTTATCCTACATACATTATACAAGCCAATCTCAAGAAGTATATTTTTAAAGTCTGTCCATACAGTAGAAGATAACCAGGTACTTTTCTTTCTTGCTATTACAATACGATTTGGTCGCTGCCAGTTACTAATTGCATAAACAATAAAAAATTGTATCAGCGAATATGTTTTTGAGGATCGTGATCCTCCTTCAAACACATATACATTAAACTTATTGCTATTTAAAGCAACCATCGCCCGGTGAAAAACAGGAGTACAACTTATATTTAAATTAGCAACTTCCACTTTTATTCAAATTAATTTGTTTATCCTGAAGTTCTAAATCCTCTTTCTTATTATAAACCACATTGACATTAACGTTAGCTGGAGGTGCTATGGACGATCCGTTAGAAGTTACATCCATCTTTTCCGGAGCATCCCAACCAAACATCTTACAAATGCGTTCAATAGCTTTTAGCTTATCATGAAGTTCAATCTTTACATATTCAACATCTACAATTTCCGGATCATCATTTGTCCCAATGTTCTTTTTTAAAATCTTAGTTGATATACTTTTTATTGCAGACTTCTGCCTAGGAGTAAGGTTTTCAAATTCGGTTCTTTCTACCCAACTATTATGCATATTTGCTATAGAAGAAAAAGCGATATTAGATAATTCCTCTAGTATCTTTTCTTTGGTTATATCAGACTTTTTTTTTTGTTCTTCTTGAAGCTCTTTTATCCTTTGGGAAACCTTTGGGTTATTTAATAGTTTAGATGATTCTTCCCAAATTTGTTTTTCTTTCATCTTTGAGCAAGAATATGCACGCCTATAAGCCTCGGACGCATTTCCGCACTCAATATAGTAATTGCAAAAGTTTTCCTGTTTTATTGATAAACCCATAGCTATCGTATATCTATTCTTATCATACCATTGTCTTTCAACCGAGATACAATTCCAGTGTAAATATACTCTATATCCTTCCGAAAGTCCTTATAATTATTGTAGAGAACAACCACAGTTTCGATATTGTGGGAAATAAATGTTTTATCGCTGATATTTACCGATTCGGCAATCTTATCCCGAAGTCCTTTGGGCATTCTCCCACCGGCCAATACACTGGGAGCATAAAGGAAAAGAATGATAAATATAAACTTCTTTCTGATATGAACGCTATCCTTATTTCCCGGACAATCCCTAAAGTCCTGTATTTCACAAAACCATTTATATATGGATGGAATATAATCTAGATCTGACATAATAGGAGCAGATAATTCAGACTCTCTTTCTGACAATCTGGATTTCTGCTCTCTGATAGATTTTAACTCTGATATTTCTGAAAACATAGTACGATAATTTAAAAGTAAATAGTATATTTGTACTATGAATTAGGGAAGGGCGTCTATCTGGTGGTTCGGGTGACGCTCTTTTACTTTACACTCCTCCCCCATATTTTCGCATTATACAGGGAATAAGCCCATAACTTTATCTCTTCGCTGGTGTCCAGGAATTCCACTTTCATGGCTTCCTTCATACATTCCGCCAGTAGGTTGCTGTCTGCTTGGTTCATAATCATTTTAAAGGGTCAATCATTTGTTCTCTGTCTTCCATTTTTCTTTTAAGATTACTGTATTCATCCTCAATACACTTGCTTATCTTAGCTGCATCTTCGTAACGTTCAGCCTTTATCAGATATCTTTTAAAGCTTTCAAGCTGATTGATGTATACGATGTCATTGCGATCCGTTACGTGCTGGATATAACTTTTGATGTCATTCAGCTTGCCCTCCATGCGTCTGTGCCATTTACCTATCAAAATTACAATGATGGCAACGGTTGTGACATTGAGGATGAATAATGCAATTTTAAGTATTAATTCTGCAATTTCGCTTATTGGCATGGCTATTCCTCCCTTAGTCAAATAACACAAACTCGTAAGCAAATACAAAAGGATTGGACTCCCATGTGCCTTTGCCGGAAACTTTGTCTATCAGGACAGCAAAGGCTTCTTTGGGGTTCTTAAACCAGCGAGAAGCAAAGTATTTATTATCTCCGTCCAAAAAAGCATCATAAGCATAAAGAAAAGGGGATTCATCAGATATTACCTCTTGCTTAACAATTCCCTCTTTCAAGCAATCTTCATCGGATATATCTTGCAAACGCTCAACTTTTATATTGGTTATCTTTATGTGATGTTTACAAGCATACGACTTAACAAACATCTTGTTATCCCATCCTGCGGAATCCTTCATAAGACCACGAATACTCAAATCTTTCGGATGTCTATCTAGTGAGTCGGGAGCATAGCCTGAATCCCTATAGTTCTGCGCTATAGCGACCACTTCGCAAACCTTATAAAGGGGATTATTCCATCCTGTAAAATCTCCATCTTTATTTTTCCACCCAAATGCACCCAATAAAGGAGATATTAGGTTTCCTTCGCTATCATAATCTTTAGATTCAAAAACGGGAAATACAATATCCCAACTTTCATCAGGTCTATCGTATCTACAAATTCTTCTAGTCATAGTCTTCCGACCATCTAATACGGCTTGGGTTAAGCCAAATTTATCGTTAAACATTATTTTCTTCATGATTATTCCTCCTTGATTAAATATGGATTATCGTAGATGTTGCCTAATATTTTAACATCACTTTCTGTATCTGTATTCAAATCACTAATTGCATAAAAACCAGCATTTTCAGAATCATTTTCTGTAACATTGAAAATAAACCCACCTTGATGCCATTCTATACAACCTTTCAAATAGTGCTCTTGTTCTCCATAACAGCCATGGGAAAAGAATAACCATTCAACAATATCCCCTTCATATATTTCTTTTCCGTTTTTGTCAAGTAGCCCGGTGAATTGACCTACGGTTTCGGGAATGACCTTACTTCTATTAAACATTTCAGTAGCTTCGCATCCATATTGGGAAAGTTTATTGCTGAAAATAGCCATTTCACCACTTTCGTACTGAATCAAGTCACCAAATATCCATTCGTTATTATATAAGTTTTTTCCTCTGAATTTTATTGTACGTAATCCCATAATATTATTTTATTAAATTGATTTTACTGACAATTTTATCATTCTCACAAATGTTAATCTACGTATTAAAAGAGTTAATTTAACAATTAAGTGCAAGATTAAGACTTATATTTGCACCGTGTTTGATTTGGAAGCTAACACCTCCAATCTGGCGAACTGTCATTCGCCTCCTTAGTCAATCTCCAAGAGAAGACATTAAGCCCATTGTCCTGCAAGCTTTGGGCTTTTTTAGTTACGCTTGACAGGGTGTAGCTAATAACGAGCCTATCTATCTTGCAGGTGGGTAGGCAAAACAGAAAGGAGGTGTTAGCTTGAAAAATCAAACACAAAACGAGGATTGCAAAACTCGCATTTTCTGTAGGTATATCGTGAAGAACGGTAAAAGGATTTATCCTAAGAGATCCAAGTACTTTTCTTTTTTGATAAACGATAAGAAAGTTGCTTAATGCTATTTTCGTAGGGATGTTGCAGGCATCCCTTTTTATTGTACGATTCATTTAATTCTCCTTCTTTACTAATTCAACTTCTGTCGGCTCTTCATCTTCCCATTTTACTTCGGGAAATAAAGAAGAGTCTAGCTTATAGAAATCATGGGGATTGTCACTACATAATTGCCAACTTTCCGAATACTTCACGGGTTGTTTTTTATAAAGATACAAATCACCGTCTTTGTCTCTTGCTACGTACATATTCAGTCTCCTTTCTCTTTAATCCGTTCTAGTACATCTCTGTTGGATTCCAGTATTTCATCGAAGGAAGGGATGGACATCCAATGGGTTATACCTAATCTTTCTTCATTCACGTTTGCTCCCGTCTCCCATTCGCCCAAAGTTGAAAGGTAACAAATAAGGAATCCATAAGCTCCTTTAGTTAGAACCATAGTATTAGCTTCCGGCAACCTATCTTCCACACTTATCCACGGGGATTGCTTTGCATGCCATTCTGCGCCAGCTCTGAATCCGGATTTATAAATAATTTGTCCAACGATATTATATCCTTCAGCCCCCTTTTGGGATACTTCTTCTAATGTCTGTTTCATACTTTATTTGTTGTAAGTTCCTCTAATATTTTATTTCTCCTGATAATCCCATACGATAATGCGGAAGGGATTGCTGTTACTTATGAATCACTACCGCCATCGTACTAACGGTTGTCCCACTTTCTTTAAATTCACCGGATCCTATTTCAAAAACTTCTCCATGAACTTCTTCCAGCCATTCCCGGAAATCAACACATTTCTTTTCTGATGCAAATTTCCAATGCTGACTGGTAATAGCCGCAAGCGTTCCTCCTTCTTCCAACCGATCGTACATAAGTCTCACGTGATCTATATCCTGATTGCCGGAAAATGGAGGATTGGCGATAATCTTGGTATACTTACCGGAAAAGTCCTTTGTAAAATCGTCGCCAAGTAATACTATATTGTCAAGAGAGAGAAGTAACTCTTTATTCTCCGGCATCAACTCGTAACACTCAACCTTTACAGAAGGACAAGCCCGGTGAATCGCTTTTATCAGAGCACCACGTCCGGCACTTGGTTCAAGTACGGTATCTGTTTCGTGAATTCCACCGGCAAGCATTACCAGCCAGTCTGCAATATCAGCAGGTGTTTCAAAGAA